TTTTTTTAATCTTAATCATTTTTTCTCCTTTTTGTTTTTTTATATATAGAAAGAAAATTAATTATTAAAAATTATTTTTAATTCGGTCGATTTGATGTTGAATATACCATTTAGCTTTATTCAAGTCTTCCATTACTAACTTAGGATCTTTTTTGCCAGCACGTGCAATATACTTTATAGCATTTCCAAGTTCAAAATTAAGATCCCAAGCGTTGATTACATCAATAACTTCATGTCCACTATCCTTTAAATAGTGATTAGGATGATCTACGTTTTCTTTTTTTAATTTTTTTGATTTGCCACATTCACACATAATTCCTGCTGTGCAGGATGTACATCTATTAACGCGATTCATTTTCTAATTGTTCTCCTAAGACATCTTCTAAAGTTTGAATTCCGAAGCAATCAAGCTCTTCTGGAGTTATATCGATATCTATCTTTTCTTTTTTGTTTATTTCATTAATTAAAAAATTTCCACATTCTAAATTAAGTTTATGTGGAACGCCTTCTAAGTTTTGAATAAAGTTTTTTTCTATATCTTGATTAGATACGTATACTTTTATATGTTTTTCTAGTTTTGAACCCCAAACTCTAAGATGGAAATTTGTATATCCTTTTGAAGTTGATCCATATCTCATCCAAGCAATGCCCAAACTTTCAAATAGATCAAGCATACCTGATGATAATTCAAACATTTCAGAATTATTATTAACAACTCTACTTTCTATTGTTAACGCATCTTTGATTTGCAGCCATACAGGATTATTATTGTCAACATCAACTTTAGCCCAAGCTCTCCCTCTTCCAGAAAACATAGCTTTAATACTTGCATTATTAGTGTGACTAATGTTAAGAGCACCATTGATAGCTTCATTAAAGATTTCACGTATCATAGTAATCTTAATTTTATGATTTTCTTCTTCTAATTTAGAAACTGCATCCGAAACAGCAGGAAAAATTATTTTTCTAATTGATTGAATGTCCATATAAAGATTCCTTTTATTGTTTTTATTATTATAAACTAACAATATCAAAGTTACACTTGATTATCTTCTTTCCTTCATTATCTCATTAAATTCTTTTCGAGACTGTAAATGTTTGTTCATCATTCTAATAGAAGGTTTCTTAATTATCTTGTCAATTCTTCCACTTCTTTGACCACCGTTTACAAGGCAGTGAAATTCAAAATACTCGTAACCTGTTTCACTATCTTTCCAGATTTCAAATACCTCGCCATATCCAAAATTTTGGTCGGGACCTTTTAATTCTACCCATAACATATCACCAATTTTAATATCATCGATAGAGTATGACATAATCACCAAACCATTTATCAAAAGTTTGTATTAACATTTCATAGCTTGATAACGTCATTTCGTCTTGGATACACTTAATTCTAAATTCTGTCATGTTAAGCTGCTTTCCTAAAAAGCCTGCTAAACCAATTAAACTAAAAGCGTTTCCTTCTGGTCCGTTTAAATCAATCTCGATTTTTTTATTTTTCAATTCATTACGTGACTTAATCATTTTAATATATTGCGCCTAAATTGCTTTCATCTTTTTTACAAAAGTATTGCTGAAATTGTGTTTCACTTACTGCAAATTGCATTCCATCACTAATACGAGTTAGAAATATTTTTACTATTCGTTCAGACTTTTCGACTTTCTGAACTTTAGAATTATTCATAATAAATGCTTCATCTTTTAAGATAGGATGCTTTTCACCTTTGATACGCATTCCTATTTTTGCTGGCATAAAAAAGTTTCCATGATAATCTGTCTTAACAACAGAACCTTGTCCTCTTTTACCCTTAAAATAAACATAGTCACCTTTTCTTACTTCGACCCATTTAGTATACATAAATTTCTCCTATTTGTATTGTAGATAGCTAAAAAGCAAAACGGTTTCTGTTAATATAAAAATAAAGTACACATCATATCTTTTTCTATTATTATGATATGAATGTAAGTAACTAAAAATGATTACAAAAATTGTAATAACAAATAAATCAAACATATATGTAAAAAAGACCACCAAATATAATGTTGTTTATTGCAAAAAATAAAATTGCTTGTTCGTTATTTCTTACACAAAGTGAAGCTATAAATAAAAACAAAACTAAAAACAAAGACATTAAACATTCTCTTCATAAAGATTGTTTAACTTTAAAAATTCATACCACAATTCAAGTTCTCTATCTGTAGGTTTTGTCAATACTGCTTCTTTAATAGTTCTTACTTCTTTTTCAATATTGACTTCAAGATCATCCATTTCTTTGTCTGCATTTTTAATGCGATGTTTTTTAATAACATCTACGGTTTTTGTTTTTCTTTCTTTTGGATCTACTTCTAGTTGAAGTTTTACAGGTGTATTACCCAATAAAGAAAATTCTTTTGCAATATTGTCATTAATTAGTATAGCGCTTTCTGGATGATCAATCTTAGATCCTTTATATCTAACTTCGAACTTAACTAAAGGATTGCTAGAAGTACCCTCAACCTTTGAAAATCTAATCCAATAAAAGCCTTCACGGTCTGTATGCTTTATATAAGACTTAGCATCAACGTTTGATAATAATTTTTCAACATCCTTAGCACCTTCTTGATTCTTAAGCACCTTAACCCAAGAATTACCTCGACCTTTATATCTTTCTTGAATGGACTTTTTAAAAGAATTTTTTGTCATATTTATTCTCCTTATAGTATATTATAAAAATTAATTTATCAATTTACACGAATTATGTAACTTTAGGTTTAAACCATTCTGAAATTCTGTACATTATTTTTTCAAATAAAATTTCTAGTCCTAATACAATTCGCAAAACTAGAGAATGACTTCCTGCAACTACCAGCATTTTTGTTGCTATGTTTTTTTGTATTGACGTCATTTCGCTTGTTGATATTACAATAACTTCTCCTTCATGTGTTACATAAAACAATATCGAACTAAAGTTTTTTATGTTATTTGTAATTTCATTTTCCAAACTTTCAACGTTTAAATCATCCTTTTCTTCATGTTTATCTTCCAATTTAAACCTCAATATTTATATCTACAAAAATCAGCCTGTTCCAGTCTGGTCCAATTACTAACTTTGTTATTTTTCCGTTGTTGGAATTAATATAACTAATAAAATCTTTAAAGGACATTACTTTATTTTTATTATTTGATCCTCTAACCTGAAAAAGCCTAAGCATTCTTTTTTTTTGATGATTACTTAGTGTTAACTCTTTTATGCTTATAAAAAATTTTTTAATTTCTTGACTGTTCATAATTTTATAAAAACTTTATTATTTTTTTTTTATTAATATACATTATCTTGAATTCAAATTCAGGAACCATAATTTCAAAATAATCGTTTCCATGTACTAATTTTGCATGTACTACAATATTTTTATACGTATTAATGCCGTAAAATAATTTATCAACTATAGCAAGTTTCCATCCATTATTAATCATAAAATGTTTCTTTTCTATTTTGAAGCTTTTGATTGCAATTCTTAAATCTTCTTTTGCATAAAGCTTCATTGTGAACAGACTTATTTAACTTCATCATTAAAATCTGAAATTCTGTTGTATCTGCTGTGCAAGCATTGTTTTCTAATTCAAGCATATTAATCTTTTCTAAAGCATTTTTATGTGTTTTAATTGATACACAAGAAGTTAAAAGACAAAACAAGATAAATTTAACATAAGTCAATATAAACCTCCCGGATCAGGTGTTGGATTATGTAAAGGATAAAGTTTAGTTCTATTTTGTTTCTGTATATCTGTAAACAAATGTTCAGTTGATATGCCTCGAAGATAATGATTACCAATTGTTATGTCACAAAAGTTGTCGCCTGAAAGTGATACAAAGCTAACTAAGTCAACTGGAGTAAAATTAAATCTAGAGCAAACTCTAACTAATTCATCATCAGGTTGCTCACCTAGTTCTATACATCTTTCTAAATAACCTTTACCATCAAAATATATTTTTTCTAATTTAATCATTTTTTACCTTTATGTCGACATTTTTATGTACATATTTTTGTTTAAAAATTCATTTTTATGTACATATTTTTGTATATTATACAACAAATATAATCTATTTACACGTAATTTTTTCTATTCTTACTTCTTTTTGAAAAAGTCTTTATTGTTTCTCTTTTACATCTCCATCTTTCTAATACATCTATAATTTTACTTTCTTCTCTTTTAACAAGATAAAAGTTAAAACCAGTTTTATTAATATAGTGTTTTTCAAAAACATTAAAAAATTCTATTATCTTTTCAACATAAATGTTTTTATCATTAATTTCAATTGCTCTTAATTTAAAAAAGTTTTCCATTACGTATCTTATATTTTTATCTTTCGTTGGATTTAATATATCTTTCATTAAATTTTTAATTAAATCCAATCCTAATTCACTATCACAAATATCATAGAAAACAATGTTTTTCTGACTTAAATCCTCATATAGTCTAGGGTGTGTGACAATATCTTGAACAATACTATACTTCATTTTTATTTCTCAATTTC